GGGCATCATTCACAGGATTCTACGTAGGTAAGTTGAGACAGTTGGATGATATTTCATTCGAGTTTGACTCTTTACGTCAGTCATTCAACCTCAAGCGTAATGATGTATTCTACTCACTAACTCTAACTGAGGGTGTTCAATCTTCCACAATACGTCCAGAAAATAATATCATTGTTTCACTTAACGGTGTTATACAGGAACCTGGAATCGGATTTGAGATTGTTGGTTCAAGAATTTTATTCTCTGAGATTCCACGTGTAGGTTCTACATTCGTTGCCTTCTCCTACGTTGGTTCTGAGGCAGACGTTGACGCTGCTGAGGTTGTACCTCCAGTAGAACCAGGTGACTTCATTGACATCCAAGGTGAGACATCAGACAGAGAAGTTGCTGTTATTGAGTCTTCAAACTCTCTAATCACATTTGACTATCTTGGATCTGTATTCGGTTCAGGTGCGATTGCAAACGCAAATCTAACCTCTGGTACGATTAGAGATGTCCAAGTTACATCAGGTGGATCTGGATATACTACCAGACCAACTGTAAGGATTGACTCTATATCTGGATTTGAGGGTTCTATACGAGCTCTGGTTGGTATTGCTGGTGTTGAAGTTAGCAATCCTGGTTCTGGATATGCAAACCCAACCATCGCAGTTGAAACATCAGTTCCTGATGATTGGACTGCTCCTGACCTAAGTTTGTATGGTGAAGAACCAGTAGACCCTGAAACACCTTTATAAATAACTAAAAATTATAGCGAGTAATGGCTAAACAATCACTTGGTCTTGGAACTAATGCTAACGATAATACGGGTGATACCCTTCGAGCAGGTGGAGACAAGATTAACGACAATTTCAATGAAATCTACTCTGCGTTAGGTAATGGTACAACTTTAACAGTTAATACCACTAACCCTGCGACAGGACAGGTTTTACGCTATAATGGATCAACTTTTTTACCTTCAGATTATACAAACTTAACTGCTAATTTAGACGTAAATGGAAGTTCTATCATATCCTCGTCTAATGGAAATATTAATATCGCTACCAACGGAACAGGAAATCTTACTCTCGGTGTTGGTGGTGTCACTAATAGTTTTGATGGTACGACTGGAGCAATCGATTTCCCGACTAAACTAAAGTATAAAAATGAGTATGCAAGTACTGGTGTTGCTCCTGCTGAAGCAGATTATAGAGGAATTTTTTATACTGTAAGTGGTGATGATAATCCATATGTTAATATTAACATTACTGCTGGTGGTGTAGGTAATACTAAGTGTAAACTTTTAACTCAATATTCAGGAGTAGATGCCTTAACAGACGTTGATACAACTACTGTTGCTCCTACTAATAATCAAGTTTTGAAATGGGATTCTTCTGCAAGTAAGTGGAAGCCTGGTGATGACGCATCTGGTATTGCATCAATTAATTTATTTGCTACTGTTGCTGGAGATACTGGAAATACAACAGCAAATACTCAAACAGATACATTGACTATTGCTGGTGGTACTAATATCACCACATCTGTCACTGGAGATACGGTGACAGTTGATTTCTCTGGAACTTTAACAACAACATTTGCTGCTCTAACTGACAGTGATATTGCTGGTATTACTCAAGGAGATTCATTATTCTATGATGGTTCTGTTTGGAAACCTAATAGAAGTCCTATCATTTGGTTTGAGTTGAATGCAGTAGGAACTGGAGATTATACAGTTTCTGGACCAGGATTTAGTGGGGTTGTAAATGATCCTACTTTTACTGTGTATAAAGGATTTACCTATGCATTTGATAACTCAATCCAAGGTGGTGGTCACCCCTTTAGGATTCAGAGTACTCAAGGTTTAGCTGGTACTCCTTATACTACTGGACAAAGTGGTAGTGGAACGACGGTGCTCTATTGGACTGTACCAATGGATGCTCCTGCAACACTTTATTATCAATGTACATTACACGCTGCCATGAATGGCACAATCAACGTAGCATAATATAAATGGCAAGAACAGTTCCTGGTTCTGGTGCCGTCATTGAACCTATTTTTGATGAAATATTTGGAGTTCGTGCGGTCAAAGTAGTTAACGGTGGTGCATCCTATTCGTCGGATGATCCTCCTCGTTTGACTATACAGGGATGTGGCACACCAGATGTTGAAGCATTATTATATCCTATTATTGATGATGACTCAGGTCAGATTATTCATGTTAGGGTTTTAAATCGAGGTAGAGGATATGATCCTTTAAGATTACAAATTGTTCCTCAGGATGAAACTCCTAATGTTATAACATCTTTTGATGTCAATAAAATTTGGCAGACTCATCCTAACTCTGCAACTACTGGAACGTTCTCAGGGACAACAGATAGACTTGCAATTGTTGCGGACAATCATCCAAAACCTACACCAATAGCAGAGGAAAGAGTTCCTGGTGGTAGTCCTGGTACTACATTAGCAGCATATACTCCTACTCAAGCTACCTATGATCCTACTACAGGTAGTATGGTTTTGACTATTGGTAGTCATAGTTATAGTCCTGGAGATTATATTAAGTTATTACCAAATTCTATAACGTTTACTTGTGCTCAGGATAATCATGCTACAGATCATACCTATCCTCGTACAACTGATCCAGTTCATAACGTCAATATTTTAGTTAATAATACTACTGTTGATAGTATTACTATACAAGTTTTAGGTGTTGCACCTTCTACTAATACTACTGCACATACGTTTAAATCTGCATTGGCAGGTGCAGTCTATAGTGGTGGTGGAATAAAAGATCGCACATTCAATCAAACTTTCATTTACAGGGGTGGTAAAGATGTACCTGACCCTGGTGCCAGAGAAGAGCAATTAAATAAAGTTACTGGGATTCTAGCAAACGGTGGATTAATCCATACTCCAGAATGGGGTACAACAGGTGGAACTCCCACTAACTTTTCTATTGATACTGTTAAGTACGATTATCTTAAAAATACAAATGCTTATGATGCAATAGTTGATAGTAATATTCAGTATTATCAGTCAAGTAAGACTATTACTGAATTTGCTCAGAGAAATGGTGTATTTGATTGGGGTAAGATAAGACAATTTACTTGGAATATTAAGACCGAGTTTGATAATATAATGTTGGTAGTTAATCAAGTTGATGAGACTTTAGGTCAGGTAGAAGTTGGTAGAAATGTAGGTGAGATTGGTGGTAATGGTCAAGGTATAATTGCTAAGGTAGTAAGAGATAATACAAATCAAGTAACAAGAGTATATTTAAGACAAACAGAAGGTAGTTTTTCTGAAGGTGATAAGTTTTTAGGATCTACTGGTTTCTCATTTAGAGTTAATGCAGTTCCTACACTTCTTACTAACGGTGTATTCTATATCGACTTTGGTACGGATGCTGCTGAATTTGGTTCCTTTGTTCCTGGACAATATTATTTTGCTCCAGAAGATATTAAGGTTCAAGCAAATTATTTAATTAAGTGGAATCAAGCAGATACCAGTAACCAACCTTCTAATCATCATCCTCATGGTCATCCGATGCAGTTTAGTACGACTGCTGATGGATTATTGAATAGTGGTACTCTTTATTATAATAGTACTGGTGCAAGTGCAGCACCATCAACTGATTATGAAAATGAGTTTGCACCTCTATTCATAATGAATAGTGATGAAACTAATAAAATCTATTATTACTGTAAGTATCATAGACATATGTCTGGATATTCAGGTGATGAAGGTTATATGATCTTTGATAGCACTCCAGATAATACTCCTCCAGTAAATGATTATTACATTACAGATTTCTTTGCTACTGGTCCTGACTATTCAAGACATGTAGATGGACACTCTAAGATCTTGGGTATGTCCTATGATGGATATCCCATTTATGGTCCTTGGGGATATAATGCTTCTGGTGCTGTTGCTAGAGAGGTATCTGGTTATAGATTAAGAACTGCTGGTGAACTTCCAGGTGCTCGTCCAGAAGTAACAACTGTAAGTACAGTCACATATGTTGTTACTGTAGCTAGTGGTAAATTCTTATTTGATGGTTCAACACCAAACTTCTTAGATTTAAAACGAGGAAAGACTTATATATTCCAACAAAATGATTCGAGTAATGATAACCAACATTTACTATTGTCTGCTACTGAAGATGGATGGCATTCAACAGGAAATACATCAGATATAGGAAATACAAATTATATTGCAAATGTAGAAGGAGTAAAATATTATATTAATGGTTCTGAAGTATCATATGCAAGTTATATTAGCGGTTTTCAGTTAGCAACTACTAGGGAAATGCGATGGACTGTTCCTGTAAATGCTCCTGCTGCTCTGTATACATTTGCTTATTCTAATTCAGGTCATGGATTAAGAACTGTTCAAGGTGGATATGTTCTTGGAGATTTAACACAAGATTATATTTGGGCTTCTGGTGTTGGTACTCTTGATGAGCATAATGGTAAATTTGCTGTAACTCCTGAGTATCCAAATGGAACCTATGCTTACTTCATGACAGAGGATGGTTCAGGTAATCCTGTATATCCTTATGCTATTGGTCTTAAGTTTTATGGTGTACCATTATTTGAAGGTAGTACAGTACCTCCAATGCCAGCATCTTTCCCAAGTGGTGCTGAGGGTGAAGTTGTATTGAGTACAGATAATCCTGGTCAACTTTCTTATATTAAGATGACCAAGAAGGGTGATAATTATTTTGGTAATGCTACTGCAAAAATTCTTGGTGGTGGTGGAACAGGTGCTCTTGGTAATCCTGTTGTACAAACAGTTACTGGTTTATCATTAACCAATACAGGTAGAGATTATGCAACTCCACCAACACTTATATTTGAAGGTGGTGGAGGACAAGGTGCTCAAGGTGCTGCTACTATTGATAAACTTGGTAAGGTTACATCAATTAGTGTTGTAAATTCTGGTGAATATTATCAAGAACCTCCATATGTTTTAATTACTGGTGGTGGAGGATTAGGTGCTAAAGCAGAGGCAGTTATTAATCAAGGTGCTTTAACTGGTATTAATGTTATTGAACCTGGTACTGGATATACCTCATCACCAAATGTCATATTCACTAAACTTGTTAATCTTAAGCGTAAATCAAGAGCAAGACAGGCATTTAATTCTTCTGCAATTTACTTAACTGGATTAGTTAAAGCTCTTGGTGCATCTGATTCGGATGTATTTGTTGATTCTACAGATGCATATCCAGGATCAGGTCAGATTATTGTAGACACAGAAACAATTTCTTATACTTCTAAATCTGCTGGTAAGTTCTCAGGTTTAACAAGGGGTGTAAACTTTAATTATGATCAGCGTATTATACTTGATGCTGGACAAAATGATTCTGAGGGTAATTCAACTTATAAGTTTAATGTTGGTGACAGAGTTATAAGAAGAGTTGAAAACTCTAGTAATAAGGTTGCTAAAGTATATGATTGGGATCCAGCTACAAGAGCACTGTTAGTTACATTTGAAATTGATGAATTAGCATTTATTGACGGTGGTCTTCCTTCTACTGAGGATGCTATTGTTCAGTTTGATGCTGGTGTTGCTGATAGTGCTCCAAGTGGATTTGATCCTCATGTTGTTGTAGATTCTACTGGAAGTGTTATTACAACATTAACAGTTCCTATTACAACTTTACAAGATAAGGCATTCCAAGATCTTATACCTGCAGGTCCGCCAGTTGGAGATGGTATTCCTGATTTGGTAAATACTGGTACTGATTTCCTTAATCAAATTAGTCTTGACGGTGGTATCTATAATTCATTATATGGTATTGAAGAAACCCTTGGTGGTACTAATACAACCTTATTCCAAGTTGGTGATAATATTAAGGACGCAGCTATTCCATTCAAGTATGCAACAATTACAGGTGCAGGTGGTCTAAGTGATGGTGTAGACCATACAGCACTTGTTAAGATATATGTGGAATTGGCAACAGATAACAATGGTCAAAACTTTGGTGTTGATGAACTTGTAACTGGTGCAGTTTCTGGAGTTAGAGGAACCTGTGTATCATGGGATCCTTCAAATGGTATTCTTACACTTAAGGATATTACTCCATATAACACAGGTAATATCAATGTTGGTATTGCTGGTTATCTTTATGAGTTTTCTCATGATTCAACTATTATTGATTTTGTTATTCAGGATTCTGGACAGAACTATAGTTCTACTCCATTATTAGAGATTCAGGGTCCAACTTCTCCTGCTACTGAAAGCAGAAATAGCGAAACTATTCCTTGGGGTGGTGCTATGGGAGATATACAAGCAACTGCTACTGTAAATATGACAACCGCAGCAGACCAAGTTGCTTCTATTACTATTACTAATGGTGGGTATGGTTATCAACAGACAATAGATAATTCATATAGGACTCATCCATATATTCTTTTCACAGATTCTTCTAATAATATTTCTGATGGTAAGTTTGCTTCCACTCCTAATGGTGCTATAGCACAGGCAATTTTAGGTGGAGAAAAGATTAATGGTAATGCTGGAGCATCATATAGAATTAAACGAATTGAATATCAGACAACTGTTCGTTCGTAACCATCATAAATAAACAGGAGGACAATAGTCACTAGGACATGGCAGCTCTATTAACTGATCAATTTAGAATTTTTTCAGCACAAAAATTCATTAAGGCACTTGAAGGTCCAGATGCGACTCAATCCGATACGGCTGCTGGTGCCAATCGTGATAGGGTGTATCTGTTCATTGGAAGACCACAATCATGGGATAATGAAAACTCGCCTCCACAGGCAGTTGATTCATTCTCAGAATTTTCTGGTTCTTATGATGATATGGTATCTTTGAAGAGAGTCCTTGCTTCTGATACCGTACAGGTTGTTCGTAGAATTGACTGGGTTTCCCCAGAACAAACTACTGGTGGATTAGGTTTCACCTATGACATGTACAGACATGACTATTCTCCAAGTAAAACTGCTGCCTCAGGTGCTACTAAACTATATGACTCTGACTTTTATGTTGTAAACTCTCAGTATCAGGTATATAAGTGCATCTATAATGGCACTTCACCCTCTGATCCTAATGGTAAACCTTCTACAGTTGAGCCTACTGGTACTTCTACTTCCATTGTCACTACTGGTGATGGATATCGTTGGAAGTATATGTACACCATCCCAGTGGCTTCCGTCCTTAAATTCTTCTCTAATGATTATATGCCCGTCTTTACCAACGCAGCAGTAAAGACAAATGCTGTTTCTGGTGAAGTTGATACTGTAGTAATTAACGCTGCTGGAGCAGGATACAACAATGGAACGTACGATAACGTCTCTATTAATGGTGATGGTACTGGAGGTCGTGTTAGTATTGTCGTTGATGGCGGTAAAATCATCTCTGCAACTGTAACATCAGGTGGTACTGGATATACATTCGGTAAAATATCTGTTGATAATATCACAGGTATTGGTACAGGTACTGGTGGTCAAGTTGACGTAATCATTCCTCCTCCAAATGGACATGGATATGATTCAGTTGTTGAAGTTGGTGCTTTCCGTGTCATGATCAACGCTAAACTCTCATATGATGAGGGTGCTGGTGATTTCCCTGTAGATAATGATTATAGAAGAATTGGGTTAATTACAAACCCACTTAAGTATGGTACTGCTGAACTTATATCAGACCTAACGGTTTCTGCTTGTAAGGCAGTTATATTTGCTCCTACTTTCCAAGGTAATTACGTTCCTGACGAAATAATAACACAGACAAGAGTTGTTGGTGGTACTAACGTTACTGCTCGTGCACGTGTTATATCATGGAATGCAACTACAAAGCTTTTGAAATACTATCAGAATGCTGTAGACGGTATCTTCCCTGAAGTTACTGGTACACAGAATGAATTTGATGGTTCTAATGTTATAAGCGGTGCTACTTCTGGTGCTGCTGGTGCTCCTGACGTTAACTTCCCTGCTGTTCCTAACTCATCTTCAAGGACTATTAACAACACTGAATATGACTTAGGTATGAAGTTTAACAATGGATATGCAAAACCTGAGATCGAATCAAATAGCGGTCAGGTTGTTTACATAGATAATAGGAGATCCATTAGTCGTGCAAACGACCAAGTAGAAGACATTAAAATCGTAATCGAGTTCTAAACGAATGGCACAAAATACTAACTTAAATGTAACCCCGTATTACGACGACTTTGATAAGAGTAAGAACTTTTATCGAGTGCTGTTTAGACCTGGCTTCCCGATACAGGCAAGGGAACTTACAACAATGCAATCGATTCAACAGAATCAGATTGAGAACGTTGGATCGCACCTATTTAAAGATGGTGCAATGGTTATTCCTGGTCAGATTGGTTATGACCTGAATGTTGATTGTATCATGCTTCAAGAGTCATTCTTGGGTGCTGACGTAGAATTATATCGCTCACAGTTAAACGGTAAGATTATTACAGGTTTGACTTCTGGTGTTAAAGCAAAAGTATTATATAGTATTTCAGCTACTGATTCAGATAAAGGTTATATAACCCTTTATGTTAAGTATACTGAGTCTGGTGGTACAGCAAATACACAACAAACATTTTCAAATAATGAACAGTTAGTAACTACATCTGCGATTACATTTGGTACTACTCTAATTGAAGTTGGATCGCCATTTGCTCAATTACTACCAACAGATGCTTTACAAAAAGGATCTGTTGCATATGTACAAACTGGTGTATACTACATTAGAGGTTTCTTTGTAGATGTACCTTATCAATATATTTTATTAGATCAATATGGAAGTAACCCCTCCTATCGAGTTGGACTTGACATACAAGAATCCATCATTACCCCAGAAGATGACCTTAGCCTCAATGATAACGCTGCAGGAACATCTAATTATGCTGCTCCTGGTTCTCACAGGTTCAGAATAACAACCAAGCTCATTAAGAAACTTCTTACAGATGATGCTGATAAGAACTTCATTGAGCTATTAAGAATTAACGCAAGTAAGGTTGAGAAACTTTTAGATCGTAGTGCATATGATGAGTTAGAAAAGTCTCTTGCTATTAGAACTTATGAAGAATCTGGAGATTATATTGTAAAAGATTTTGCTATTAATCTTAGAGAGAATCTTGATGACGGATTTAATAATGGTGTATATGCTGTTGGTGCTACTACAGCACAAGAGGGTACTGCGTCAGAAAGTAAGTATGCAGTAGAATTTGGATCAGGTGCAGCATATGTTAAAGGATATAGAGTTAAAACATTATCACCATCTTATGTTGACTTAGATAAACCAAGAGATACAAAGGCAGCACAAAACGTTATTATCCCATTTGAAATGGGTAACTGGTCTAAGGTCAGTAATGTATATGGTTTCCTAAATTTATCTGGATCTACTGTTTCTAATTCATATCAGGTTTTAGAATTACGTGATAACTTTAGTGTAACTGCTGGTGATGCACAGGGACAACTTATAGGATATGCCCGTACTGCTGCATTTGAACATATGGCAGATCCAGACACTACGTTTGGTACTGCAGATGATCAGTATAAGTTGAACATTTTTGATGTTCAAATGTTTACTGTAGTGACTCTATCAAGCAATAAAACTATTGCACAGGGTTCATTATTAGTTGGTGCTAATACTGGAGCTAGAGGTTATATTGTTGATGCTATTACAAATTCCGATGATTTAATTCTTTATCAGGTAGAAGGAACCTTTGAGAAAGGTGAAATGCTTACTCTTGATGGAGAAAGTTTAGACACTATTGCTAACTTCCATGAGTATAAGTATTCTGATACTCGTCAGTTTGTTTCAAGAGATGAAAGTACAAATGCTGTTGAATTTACTGCTGATATAATTCTTGAAGATATTATTAGATTAGAAGGTGATACATTCACCTATGATGCTACTGGTGGTTCTGAAAAGATTACTGGTTTAAATTCTAACTTTGCACTTGACTTACGTCCTGGTGATAGAATTTACTTTAACGCAGAAGATTATGTTGATGTTGACTTTGTAACTATATCGAACTTAGCTGGTACTGGGATGCAAGCTATTTTCAACTATGCTGCTCAGACAGTTAATGTAACTCCTGGTGCTGGTGCTGCTGCTCCTGCTGCTGGAACGTATACAACACTTGTTAGGTATAGAGGTAAATTGAATGATGTTCAGAATGCCGATCTTCTTAGTGAAATGCCTAAGAAGTATATTAAGAGTATATCTGATGAATCATGTGTTGTTAGAAGAACTTTCGATGCTCAGACTGTAGCATCAAACTCAGTATCTATTACTCTACCAGCAAACGAACAGTTTGAAACTATTACGAATGAGAACTATACATTTACAGTTCTTGCAGGTACAAACTCTACTCACCCTGTAGGGGATCAAATATTAATTGATACTACAAATAGTGGTAACTTAGGATATACAACATTTACTTCTGCTGATAGAACTACTATCCAGATTGTAAATTTAACAAACATAACATCTATTAAAGTAACAGCAACGATTTCTAAGAACGTTACTGCAAGGAAGACTAAATCTGGTCAGCAGATGTTTGTTATGAAGGTTAATAAGACTACTTCAAACCTTGATAAACAGAACTATGGTTTGACTTATTCTAACCTTTATGGTACAAGAATTCAGGATAGAGATCTTTCATTAGGACTTGTTGATGCTTACAGACTTCATGCTGTATATGAGTCTAATGATGATAATGATCCTATTATCCCAAGTATAACTTTAGTTGAACCAGTATTCTTTGCTACAGGATCTGTAGTAACTGGAAAGACATCTAAGGCAAGAGCAAAAGTTGTTGACTTTGCTTCAGGTAGTTTAACATTAAGTTTGGTTTATATTGAAGGTAATTTTGTTGCTGGTGAAACTATTACTGGTGTTAATAGTAGTGGTACATCAATCACAGCAATTATTAATGATAGTGCTGGATCTATTGTTGCAGGTTCTAAGGTTGTAACTGATAATTATTTCCTTGAAGTTGGACAGACTGGATTTATGTACGACATGTCCAAGATTGTTCGTAAGAAAGGTGTTTCAACTCCTATTAGAAAGTTAAAAGTTGTTCTTGATTATTATACACACTCTGCAACTGGTGATTACTTTGGTGGTCAATCATACTTAGATACTCCATATGCAGATATTCCTTTCTATCAATTTAAGTTCTTAGCAGATTACTTAGATTTCCGTCCAGGTGCTAAGAATCTCTTTAGTGGAACTGGTTCTGTAGCATCTCCTGCTTATGTAAATTGCTCCACATTTGATTTCAAATCAAGAGTCTTTACTACAGGTGGAAGTCCTATTGCTACTATCTTTGATATTCCTAAGTTGAATAGTACTTTCCGTGCTGACTTTGATTGGTATCTACCAAGAGTTGATAAGGCATTTCTTACTCCAGATGGAGAATTCCAGATTATTAAAGGTAAGTCTGAGGAAGCTCCTCAGGAACCAGATGATTTAGTTGATGGTATGCTACTTGCTGTTATTAATCATAAACCATATGGATTTGATCCTGAGGCTGATGCTGCAATAGTACGTTCAGACCATAAGAGATATACCATGAAGGATATCGGTCAACTTGAGCGTAGATTAGATCAGGTTGAGTATTATACTTCACTCAACATGCTTGAGACTGATACATTTAATACTAAAGTTCTTGATGCATCTGGTAAGGATCGTCTTAAGAATGGATTTATCGTAGATGACTTCTCTGATCATGGAAAGTCTGCTACAGACCATGAAGATTTTGCTGCATCTGTAGATTTCCAAGAAGGTGAGTGCCGTCCAAGTCACTATACAACTAATATACCTCTTCAGATTAATACAACATTATCTACAAACTACAAACAAACAGGTCCAATAATAACTCTTCCTTATGTTGAGAAGAAAGTTATTGATCAACCTTATGCTTCAAGAGTAGAGAATGTAAACCCATTTAACGTTTTCACTTATATTGGACGTGTTACATTATTACCATCTTCTGATGACTGGGTAGATACAGAAAGACTACCAGCTAGAGTACAACAGATTGAAGGTGATTTTGAAGCAACTGCTTCTGAATTAAATGTTGACCAAAATGGTTTTGCTCCTGTTCAGTGGAGAGCATGGAGAACTGTTTGGAGTGCTGATAAAACTATTAGTGGAAGAACTGTTCATAACAGACATTGGTTAGAAGAAGATAGAGGACGTTCACCTAACCCTGGTGTATGGGGTGGTCGTGGTATGCGTCGTATTAACAGGGTTACTACTATTGAAAGTAATAGAATACAAACAAGAAGTGGTATTAGAACTCGTGTTATTCCAAGAATTGAACGTACTTCTATGGGTGATAGTATTGTTTCCAGTACTGTTATTCCTTGGATTCGTTCCAGAAACTTAGAAGTAGATATTGCACGTTTGAAGCCAAGAACTCAATTCTATACATTCTTTGATGGTAGAGGAGTTGATACTTATGTTTCACCAAAACTAATTGAACTTATTAAAGATCCTACAGTTGATACAAGAACTAACTCAACACCATTTGTTGTTGGTGAGACTGTAACAGGTTTAACCAGTGGATTGAAGTTTAAGGTTGCTAATCCTAATGACTTCTATCAGTATAGTCCTTATGATGACACTACACTTCCAAGTTCATATGCTTCTACTACAGAATACTTAAACATTGATACTGACGCACTTGCTAAACAGGCAGTAGGTCAATACTATGGTAATATGCAAGTAGGTGAGGTACTAGAAGGAACCTCTGGTGCTAAAGCAGTTGTTAAAGATCGTAGACTAATTAGTGATAGATTCGGTAAGATGAAGGCATCGTTCTTCATACCAAGACCAGGAGTAGATACTAATCCTCGTTGGAGAACTGGTACAAGAACATTAAGATTCACCACATCTGATGTAGATTCACGTGTAGGTGGAGTTGTTGCTTCTTCTGCTGAAGCAGAATATGAATCAAATGGTACTTTAAATAGAGTACGTGAGAATATTCTTGCTGTAAGAAATGCTGAAGTTGTACGTGATACTGTAAATGAAACAAGAACAGTTCGTACTACAAGAACAGAAACAAGACAGATTGGTTGGTATGACCCTCTTGCACAATCCTTTATTTTGGATGAGAAGGGTGGAGTATTCTTAACATCTGTTGATGTATTCTTTAATACTAAGGATACTAACATTCCAGTTTCTATGCAAATTAGAACAATGGAAAATGGTTATCCTACAAAGAGTATATTACCATTCTCTGATGTTACTATAGAACCAACAAATATTCAGATCTCTGAGACTGGTTCTGTTGCAACTAAGTTTACATTCCAAGCTCCTGTTTATATTCCTCAGTCAGTTGAACATTGCTTTGTTCTACTATCAGACTCTAATGAGTATCAAGTTTGGATCTCAAGGATGGGAGAACTTGATATTACAGGTGACAGAACTATATCTGATCAACCTTATGCTGGTGTTCTATTCAAGTCACAGAACGCATCTACTTGGACTGCAGACCAGTTTGAAGATTTGAAGTTTGCTATTCATAGAGCAGACTTTACTACTACTGCAACATCTACTGTTGTTTTAAACAATGCTAAATTGGATGTTGGTAATGGTGGTGTATTAAATCTTAGAAATGATGCTATTGAAACAGTAGTACCATCCATTGATTTGTTAATGAATACTGCATTAACATATACAGTTGGATCAAGAGTTTATCAGAAGACTACACTTGCTGAAGGTACAATTAGAAAGATTACTAC